CCCCGCACTATGTGCGGGAGTCAAATTCCTATGACACCCCCTCCTTACGGAGTTTTAGTCATAGGTCTGGCCGTACCTAACGAGTACGACAGAAAGTCGGATCTCCAACTTGTTGGAGGTCACTTAGGTAAAGTCGATCGGTTTGGGAGCCTGTAGGCTGCCAAATCCTTCGAAGTTACGTAAGTGATTGCGGTAGGTTTTACCGAAGGTAAAGGAAGATTTGATTAGTACCTCGTGATTACGAGAGTACTATATCTCATCTGAATGAGGTATTGTGAGGGTCCTGATGACTGATTTCCAATCATCTTTTAGACCTCTCATAATATTCTCACCTTGACCCTTTATGAGTTGACCCTATAACTCACTCACCTTTCCATGAATGTAAAGGTGAGGGACCATAGGGGGTAACTCATCCGCATCCGGCGCAATTGTCTCATCCATCCAAAGTGAAAGGACAAGTTCATTGGCTATAACACCTAATGGCTTGCCTTTTGCCTTGGATGCAGAAACAGAGCTTGAGATCGAGTCGTGGAACATTCTTGTTGCATAGTAACTTCCAACAGCCTCCCAAATTGGGTAGTTGTCGGGGTTATATTCACCAAGAATATCTACTTTCTCTGGACAGAGGCGAACCAGGAGAGTGTGAAAACACTCCCCTGCTTTGGCCTATCCTCTCAATAACTTCTGAATTTCAGAAGTTATATAGAAGATCTCTTCTTTCTTTGCAACAAATGTTGCCGAGAAACCAAGAGATCTCTACAGCTCTGAGGCAATTGCGGGGTTACCTAAAGGAGAAGTCCATCCCTTAGATGCTTGGTCACAGATAACGTTGAACATCAAACTTGGTGTTCTACGTGTCTGTAACAAAGCATCCACCGGGAAAGGCGTGATCTCCACACCACAATGGAAGAGTCGCTTCGCGAACTCAAACACTGTGGTGCTGACGTGGGATTTAGCAATGCTAAATTCCAAGCCTAGAGATTTCATCACCTTCATATACTCTTCGGCGAGTCGGTCGTCTTTTATGACGATGTCATCACCAAGAAGTATATAAGGAGCTTCCTTCCATTGGATTCCTAGTTTCTTACAGCACCTGAACACCACATAGTGGTGGGCAAGTGCGAAAGAATTCCAGGAAGAGTAGGCTCCCATAGGATTACCCACTGACTAAGTGATTAACTCCTTAGTCTTTGAGTGATACTATGGATAACCTACCATCACAGATTGCCAATGATTGGCAAACTGTGATCCAAGGGGATAAGATAGGATCTCAGTGATGAGTTTGATAGGAAACCTATCAGTGGCGGCCGTGAGGTCGACACTGTAGAATTTCTTATCACTCACGCTGAGCTCAATCTTACTACTAAAGGCACCCTGATTGAATGTACAATCTTGAGGAATCTTTCTCAAGACTCTAAACAAGTATTTGTGAAGAGGCCTGAGACTGGTCTGGGTAAAATAATCCAGAACAGCAACTTCCCTGGTCTTTCCTTCAACATCTGGGATACTTACTACCTTACGGAAGTACGTTCCCTGAGTTTGAAAGAAATTCAGGAAATGTTGAAGATGCTTCCTCAACATTGTTACATTCCTGAGGATCCTTCCACCACCAATGATCCCAATGGACGTGACTAATGAATCGGGTAAGACTGATAAATCAGCAATACTCGACCATAGAGCATGTCCATTTGGACCACTTTTGGTGGTGAAATGATACTCAGTAAACCGGAGGCTCCGCGGACTACTGTTTCTACGGTAGTACCCTAGGGTCTCCCAGAAGTCAGGAATACAATCATAAAACTCAGTAATACCACTCTAGGTGGGTTCCTTTGTGATATGATCCGTATTTGTGTCTACTGGAAGTCTTAGACCTCTTGAGAGATATAATGAAGAAAGGATCAGCCTGATATCAGGGTGTCCAATCTTCTTATAAGTCTTAAGAAATCTAAGGTCCCGAGGAAGTCTTACCTTTGATGAAAACCTAGTCTTTGGTTGAAGAGAATCAATGGTCGTTAGCCATTGTAAGATCGAGAGTCTCCTAGTTTTACACCAGGAGATTGCCTCTTTCTTTCCCCGTGTTCTAAGAATACGGAGATATTTCTCAACCAGCCTCTCAGCAAAGTGAAGAGATCCGGACTGTAGATAATACAGTTCGAGCCACTTTATTACAGTCATGATAAAGTGCTTTCTAAACATTAGTTTATTGAGTCTTTTCATGATTGTAATTTAGTAGGTGGTGGAGTTCGTCTGCCCCCTTAAAAGGGTAGATGTCTGCATCACTTCTTAAGTGATGGTACTTCTGAACAAGTCCTTTACGGACCTGATTTATCAGGATCTTGACTCTCCCCTTTTGAGGGG